GTCTCCCACAGGTAGATTTATTACAGGAAGATTATCCTTGTTAATGAGATGTCCCAGGATGCCAATGTGAGCAACACCAAACAGTGTTCCCACCGTCAATGCAGCCCATCTAAATGCTTTCATATTCAGAAGGGTGCAAAACCACCAAGACCAGATACACCACCAGTTGCTCCTGGTAGTTCTGGAACTGCATTATCTACTAGTCCAGGAAGGGCACCACTAACTGCTTCTGTTGCAGACTTGATAACCTCCTCCTTCACTCCCTCAACAATAGATTCTCTATTGAGGACAACATATCCAGTCACTCCCACGATTGAAAGGGATACTATACCAGAAAAAATTGAAATTACATTCACAATTTTCTGCATGATACTACTGCTACGTCAATGTATATAGCAGGTTTTATTTTTTATTCTCTTTTGTTTTATTGTAGATGATTACTTTATTACCATCATGAGTAAAAATTAACTCATCATCATGGTCCCAACAGAGCTCTTCATACAAAGCATTCAGTTTCTCCATGTCCTCATAAAGAGCATTTGGGTTAGGCATTAGTAAAGTTCCTCCTCTTTCTCAGTCTCAATCACACAATCTGACATTGGATATGTAACACATAGCAAAGCAAATCCAACCTCTATCTGATCATCATCAAGGAATGATTGCTCCTCCTGATTCACCTCACCAGATATGATCTTACCAGCACAGGATGAACATGCACCTGCTCTACATGAGTAAGGTAGATCAATACCTGCTTCATCAGCAGCATCTAGAATGTATTGATCCTCCGCGCAATCCATGGTCTGCTCCTGATCAGGAGTCTTAAGAGTGATTGTAAATGTCATCTTTACTTAACGTGAATTTTACCTATCATGCCTGCTGCATGATGATGTCCACAATAGAAATCATAATCTCCAGTATCAGCAAAGACAATATCCTGGGTCTGACCAGGACTAAAGAATAATGCCTCTCTGGAAAGATCAGGACGACCTTCCACAATAATATTATGAGGTGGGAGCATACCATTTACAAAATGGATACTCTCTCCCTTACTGATTGTGATATCAGATGGCTCAAATAAAAGGAGACCATCTGAGTTCATTGCCACATCAACTGCCCAGGCAGGAGCAGCAAGGAATAATGTTGCTAGTAGTGCTAGTAGATATTTCATACGATGTACTTGTCTATGATTTCTAGTTGTTCGTGGTAATGTGCAATCAGACCTATTTCCTTTTCAATAGATTCCATGATGTCTGTATGCTCACCAATACCACCAGGACTATTGAGAAAGATCTCAACATTCATCTGATGCTTTTTAATCTGACCCTTAGCATGTTGCATAAGGGCATCAATCATTTTTTCTCTTAGTGGGTTTCTCATATTATTCAAGTGTGCCATGAGCACGGCGGATTTCACGAAGTTGGCCAAAGTCCTTTTGCTTTGTACCTCCATCATAAGCCCAAGCGTATCCTTCGTCAATCATTTGTTCGTTAAGGGACACCTCTGAGTCCCCAACATATAACCAGCCAAGAAGACGCCCATATTTCCCAACCCCACCAACAAGTTCAGTCCTAACAGACAACTCAGAGTCACCACGTAGAGTGGTTTCCAGTTTCTCCTTGAGCCATTTGGTTGCATCGAGTCCAAGGGCCTTTTCCTCCAAGTCTCTGGTACGTTTTTCTGGTGTATCCACTCCAGCAACCCTTACCCTTTCTTTTTTGAGTAGGTCAAATCCTAAATCAATAGTAACGTCTATAGTGTCTCCATCAACTACCCTGTTGATCTTGATCACTCGGAAGTTGTAACAACTCTTCCTGCTCGGCGGAACCATTGCTCCCATCAGAATCCTCTTCCATTCTCAATATATAGGCAATAACATATGATGCACCCACCAAAAGTATAGCAATCATAACAATCACTGACCATACTGGGTCATTGGGATTATCTAATGGTCTTAAAAATAAATTCATTTGCTTAATGCTGTATCTAATGCTTCTTTAGCAGATATAAAAATAAAATGTAAACCACCTGGATTCTGTGCATATGTGTGCTCTCCCATAATAAAACCTAGGGATTCATCCATTGGTCCACAATCATCCTTAAATCCAATTGGTTCAACAAAATAAATTCCTGCGTGAGCAATTGTCTTCCATCCAACATCTACAAACCCCAATTCTCTAAGGGCACATTCAAGTTTAAGAGAATGACATGCTTCTTCTAGTTTCATGGATTTCTTGGGTTCATCCCCATGTCTATAAGATATTGATACCACCAATCCTGGTCCTTAATCATTCTCCAGTTAGGAACAGGAAGATCCCTCTCTACTGTGTAGAATTGATACAAGGAATCATCTATAATCTGTGCGATCTGTAAACTCTTCTTCCTCTGCGTCAACATCCTCATATGGGTTTGCCACATAAGGTCCGTGTGGTTTTCTGGATTCTGCTCTGACATACCTTTGCTCATCGCTGGCTGCTGCAATCCATAAACTTAGTTTCATCACAATCCATATGACAACTAATGGACTTAAACATGCTATCAAAACATATTTATTCACATTACCTCTCCCCAGGTATCCCACCTGTCTTTAAAGTAGAAATTAACATCAGTAATGGTTCCGCCTGGTGTTTCCTCATCAGACTCAGCCCAGAGGTGGCAGAACTTATGCATCTTATATGATGCATTGACTGCCTTTACCCCATACATTCTTGCTAATGCGGTCATGGCAAAACCATAACGCATCTTAACTTCTTCTGTTGTCATCGCTACTCTCCGGTAAATCACATTTCCTAAAACTATCTGCCTTGACCATCACATCACAGGTTGTCTCCTCTAACTTCACAGGGTGTGCAGTCCCATGACCATCATAGGCATCAGAATCATAGTAAACATTATCACCCTTGATAAATCCAAAACAGAATGTTACCAATACAAATGGGATTGCAACCCAGAAAAGTGCGTCTGCTAATATCATTTGAAAAATACCTTGATACCTAATGATGTTCTGCCATTGTTAAAGTCATGAATACTTGAGAGGTGTTCAGCAAATAACTTTATACCTTCACCATACTCAACACCTATTGAGGCAAGTGGTCCATAGAAATCATCATTACTATCAAAGGATGATTCATTAACACTGATGCCAGAGTACACTGTTAAGTCCTTTGTGAGGGGTGCCATAACTTTTACTCCAGCATGATTTACACCAGGAAAATCATCACATTGTGTTGGTGATGATAGGTGTTCAACAAACAACCTTACATGCTTATGAATATCATATTCAATGCCAAACCCACCCATGGGTTCTCCAAAGTCAAACTGTTCATTCCTATCAGTCACCTGATGATCAATCATTACATATGATTTAATCTCATCAGGTGTAATCATACCAATCGCACCCGTAGCAACTATGCCCATAATGGTCTGTGCTCCAATACATATGCTCATTAGGCATGTCCTCCAAACATAAACCTCATTGCACTGAGGATTCTATTACCTGTTGATCCTAATCCTCTTGAGTTAAAGCGCGCATACAGAGCACTGCTAATAACAGGGGCGGGAACACTGAGATCAACAGCAGTGTTGACAGCCCACCTACCCTCACCAGAATCTGGTACTGATGCATCGAACTTATCCAATGTAGGATTATTCCGTAGGACATTCGCAGTAAGATCAAGTAACCAGCTACTAATGACACTACCGCGACGCCATAACTCAGCAACTTCACTAACATCAATATCATAGCAGTAATTCTCTGGGTCTGCCATGGGAGCTCCTTTGGCTCCTGCTCCTTCAACATAACTCTTTCCTAGATTTGCTGAGTCTAAGATTTCAAATCCCTCAGCGTATGCCTGCATAATTCCATACTCTATACCATTGTGAATCATCTTCACAAAGTGACCAGCACCTGGTGGTCCACAATGTAACCAACCATATTCAGCACTGGTTGCACCCTTGTAGGGATCAGTGCGGGGGGCAGAGGCAATACCAGGGCTGAGTGCCCGAAAGATTGGAGCGCAAGCAGATACTGTTGTAGATGTACCCCCAACCATAAGACAGTATCCACGCTCCATACCATGAATACCACCACTAGTGCCACAGTCAATATATTGGATGCCCAGTTTTGAAAGGTATTCTGCTCTCCTCTTACTGTCCTTAAAGTTGCTATCGCTACAATCAATAATAATATCTCCGTCACCACAGTGTAATAGTAACTCATTTAGTGTTTCCTCAACTGTTTCAGCAGGTATTGCCATCATGAAAACACCAGTTCCAGGGTTGTCATACATCCCCCAACCAGTCCTTACCTGTGTCACTAATGATTTAATGTCAGTGGTTACACCATCAACATAACCATTTTCATATGCCTCCTCGGCCTTTTCATAATCCCTTCTGTAACCCCATACCACAATCTCTTGTTTCATGAGAAGACGGGACATGTTAAGTCCCACCTTCCCCAGACCAATCATTCCAACCTTCATGTAAGTTTCTCCACTATACCTTTGATAATGTCAATGTCGATACCCAAAAATGGTGGCACTACACCAAGTAATCTCAATAAACCATCAAGAAACAAGGCAAGCACTATTGAACCTAGGATCATACTAATGATAGAGGCATTGTGATTGTGTTGTTTGATAGCAGCAGCAATCATTACCTCAACCTCATGTTTAGAGACGGTATGAGATGGTTTAATCTCATCAAATCTGTGAGTCATTAGTAGAAAAAAAATGTTTCAGTTAGATTTATGTATGTGACTACATTTTGAACTTTTCATCAGTTTGTGGGACAATGCTGACAGGTGCCTGTTCAATCCTGATTACCTGATGAGGTGCTGTTTGAGCAGCCTTCTCAATCAGTTTTTCCATCTGTTCCTTGGTTATACTAGCACCTCCACCACCAGCACCATTAGCACCTTTCTTAGCAGTCTGGACACCAAAAGTAGCTAAAACCCCAGTGAAGACCGAGGCTATGAAGGTTGGATCCAGTTTCTGTTCAGGGATTCCTAATGCTGGTGGCAGTTTTATGTAGGCAAGGGTGAGGATACCCCCACTCCATACTAGGATACCTAGTCTAACAAATGTTGAGAGGATTGCAAGTTGTTCCTCTTTATCATCTGTAGCTTCTTTAAGTTTTGATAGTATTCCTTTTTTCTTGGGTTCCTCTTTCTTAACATCCTTAACTTCTTCTGGCATCTTAAGAAAGCAGCTAATAATATTTAGAAAAAAAGGGACCTTTTCAGGCCCCTGCACCCTGATAAACAGGGGTCATAACACCACCATCAGGTGGTCCATTGTCATCATCATCAGTTTCAACCATCATAAGCATAAAGAATAATGGTGTAAGAAAGAAAATAATAGTCTGTGACCATTCAAGACTCATGACTCTTGACCTTGTGTGTTTTCCCTTGTAGCACAGGCGGCAGCACCTAATGGTAATAGGAGTAATACTGCTGCCACGTAAAAACCCCAAGCCATCACCAGATACCAGGAATCAGTTGACCTGTTGCTGCGTAGGATCCCATTGCTGCAATGACTCCAATCATTGCTGCCCAACCGTTGATGCGTTCTGCTTTTTCGTTCATTGTTTTATACCTTAGAGAGATTTAAGTATGCTTTTGTGGTGTCACTTGGTGTGTTTTCATAGGTAGATGTGTCACCATAGATTTTGTGATCACTGTACCCAACCATTGCTCCTTTGGTGCGTTGAAGTGCTGCCATAAAAGCAATGAAAAGAAACACACTTGGTGCCCCTATAATAAGTGCTGCTCCAAACACATAACCCACAAGGAATTCTGCGATTGTATGATTAGCAGTCCAGGCAAACTCAGTTTGCGTCAAAAGTTCAATCATTAGTTGTTTCAGGCAAGGAAGGTTCCTGCATTGCGGAGAAGACCAAAGAAGAATACATCACCAGTGGATGCATATGAAACCAGTGCTGCAACAAAACCAATCATCGCAACCCTACCATTCAACTTCTCTGCCTTCTCATTATGGGAGACATACCCATAACGCTCAGCCTCTGAATCATAGTACATTCTGGGCTCTTTTGCCCACATATTAGTTTGACCAAGTTCATTTGTTGTTACAGTCATTTACCTAATGTAATGAATCTTTACATACTATATATGTTTTCTTAACTTTTGTCAAGCTTTCCACTTCTCAGACTGGCCACCTCCCTGATCAGATCATTGTAATCCCTGATCAGTAGCATATGTTCATTCTCAAGACCCTCCACACGGTATTGGAGTCTCTCCACTAGGTCATACAGATTACTGTACTCTTCTACATTGGTTGTTCCCTTATCAGTATTGGAAAAGAACCACTTAAAAAAGTTCTTCTTTTTCTTCTTACTCTTTTTCATTGATGGTCTCCACAGCAGCAAGTGCTTTCAGTCTCATGCTCTCAGGCAGGGCAACATAACCCATCCTTTCAGATTCATTCTGTGCCTCTTCACTCAATATAAAGTTAAGGGTCTCCTTAACACCAGGTCTTGATTCAGGGTAAGCAAGTATCCAGGTCAGTGAGACAATGGGATAGGAAATCTCACCAG